ACTGTGTATGTAGCCTATTTTGGCTCGCGTGGTTTTGAGAAATATAAATCAATAAGTAACAAATAAATAAAAAACAATGGGACAATTTCCAACAAATGATGGTATAGTAGGACAAGCTATGCCTTTAACAGCGGCTATGATAGCTAGTATAGATGTTAGACCGGCTTGGTTGTTTCAAAACGATAGTGGAACACTAGGTACAAATTTAGATTCTTCAGTAATATATTGTGGAGTTATGCCAGCGGATGCAAGTATTAGTGTTATACTGCCAGGTGTAACCGCAGTTGGAGGTGGAGCACCAGTGGTTGGGCAAGCTATAACTTTTACGGGTTTACAATCTGGATCAATACTACCAGTAGCTGTAGATTATGTTACAGCAGTGGCTGGAGCCGGTGTATCTGTAGCTGACTTTATAGTATGTAAATAGTCTGAAAGCAAGTGACTATATAAGTATAATAATTAAATAAAATCAAATCATGACAAAAGTTAAAAAAATTACAAGTAAAGAACTAGAGGAAGTAACAACTCAACAAACAGCTCTTAATGAATTATTAAGAAGTTTAGGTGTATTAGATGTTCAAAAAGTTAATATTCACAATAGAATAAAAGCTGTGTCTGATGATATTGAATCAACAAAAGAAAAACTAGAAAAAAAATATGGTCAGGTAAACATAGATTTATCTGATGGTAAGTATGTTGATATTGAGAAAGAAGATGAAAAGTAATATTAGAAAAATAAGCATTGGGTCAGACTACAAAACTGATGCAATGCATTATTCGGTTGGTCAACAAGTATATGGAGGGCATGAAATATCTCACATATTACTAGATGAGTCTGATAAATCTTATAATATACATATAAAGAAAAACAACGAGGTAATGCCATGGAAGAAGTTTAACTCTAACATGGCTATATCTGTTGAGTATGATTTAGAATATTGATGAGAAGCTTATATGATTTTATTGTTGAGCCAATAGGTGATAAATACAATAACAAGATTAAAGTTGAAGACAAAGATTTAGTTTTAAATAGTAAAATAGAAAGCTTTAAATTTGTAAATAGGCAAGCTATAGTTATAGCTAAACCTTTAGCTTTTGAAACAAATATAAATATTGGTGATACTATAATTATACATCAAAACGTGTTTAGAACTTTTTATGATTCTAGAGGTAAGAAAAAGAAAAGTAGATCTTTTTTTAAAGAAAACCTTTATTTTTGTGCTTTAGATCAAGTATATTTATATAAAAACAAAGACGGCTGGAACTCTATTAATAATAGATGTTTTGTAAAACCTATAAAAAATACAAACGGTCTAGTAAACAATAAAGAGCAGAGCCTTATTGGTATATTAAAATACGGAAATAAGTCTTTAGATGCTCTTAAAATAACACCAGGAGACCTAGTTGGTTACACGCCTGGTGGTGAATGGGAATTTATTATAGACGATCAACGTCTTTATTGTATGAAATCTAATGATATTGCAATTAAGTATGAATATAAAGGAAACGAAAAAGAGTATAATCCTAGCTGGGCACGTAGCAGTTGAAGAATTAATAAAGGTGGCTAAAGAGGCTATTGTTGATTCTGGAGAAGATATAACTGCTGATAGATTAAAAAACGCTGCAGCTACTAAGAAATTAGCAATATTTGATGCTTTTGAAATATTAAATAGAATACAAAGCGAAGAAGATTTATTAAACGAAAAACCTAAAGAAGTTAAGGAAGAAAAAACTTTTAAAGGCTTTGCTGAAGGTAGATCTAAATAATGTACGAGCAAACTTTATATAAAATAGTAAAAGACCACATTAAGCCTAAGGTTTTAAAAAGAAACAATAGGTACAAGAAATGGGAGTATGGATACAATGAAGAGCACGACGTTGTAGTTATAAGTAAAACAGGTGAAATAGGTGAGATATATGAAATACAAAACCTAAAAATAGCTTTACCTAAACAAAAAAACGTTGTTACGTTTGAAGAAGACAAGTGGAGTCATACCGCTTATCCTAAAGAATTAAATAAAATAAAATCAGTATTTGATTGGGAAGAGTATCCAGCAGAATTTAAAGAAAAATGGTATGACTATATTGACAAAGAATTTATTAAACGTGAAGAAGGTTTTTGGTTCTATAACCAAGGTAATCCTACTTATATTACTGGCACTCATTACATGTACCTGCAGTGGTCCAAGATTGATGTTGGGCAACCAGACTTTAGGGAATCAAATAGATTATTCTACATTTTCTGGGAAGCTTGCAAAGCCGACAAACGGTCTTATGGTATGTGCTATCTTAAGAACCGTCGAAGCGGATTCTCGTTTATGTCCTCAGCTGAATCAGTTAACCTTGCAACAATATCAACGGATTCACGGTTTGGAATATTGTCCAAATCTGGTCCGGATGCAAAAAAGATGTTCACGGATAAAGTCGTACCGATTTCGGTCAACTACCCGTTCTTCTTCAAGCCGATCCAAGACGGTATGGACAGACCAAAAACCGAGCTCGCCTATCGTGTACCCGCCTCGAAATTCACCAGGCGCAAACTTGACTCCAATGAAACCCTTAAAGAAATTACCGGTTTGGACACCACGATCGATTGGAAGAACACCGGTGACAACTCCTATGATGGTGAAAAGCTCAAGCTCCTCGTCCACGATGAATCAGGTAAATGGGAAAGGCCCAATAACATCCTCAACAACTGGCGTGTTACGAAAACCACCCTTAGATTAGGTAGTAAAGTAATTGGTAAATGTATGATGGGAAGTACATCTAATGCCTTAGATAAAGGCGGTGATAACTTCAAAAAATTATATTATGACTCAGATGTTAACGAAAGAAACGCCAATGGACAGACTCGTTCAGGATTATATTCTTTGTTCATACCTATGGAATGGAACTACGAAGGATACATTAATTCTTATGGAATACCTGTCTTCAATGCTCCAAAAAAAGATACCTTTGGACCGCATGGTCAACAAATAAGAAAAGGTGTAATAGAATATTGGCAAAATGAAGTAGATGGTCTTAAGAAAGATCAAGATGGTTTAAATGAGTTTTATAGACAATTTCCAAGAACTGAGCAACATGCTTTTAGAGACGAAGCTAAACAATCTATATTTAATTTAACTAAAATATATGAACAAATTGATTTTAATGAGGATTGTAAAAGTGAATCATTAATAACAACAGGTTCTTTCAATTGGTGTAATGGTATAAAAGATGATCCAAATGGTGTTATCTTTATGCCAAATAAAAATGGTAGATTTAAAGTTTCGTGGATACCTGAATCAAATCTTCAAAACCGATTGATATTAAAAAACGGATTAAAATATCCAGCAAACGAGCATTTAGGTGCTTTTGGCTGTGATAGCTATGATATATCAGGAACAGTTGATTCTCGTGGTTCTAATGGATCGCTACACGGTTTAACTAAGTTTTCTATGGAAAATGCACCTGCAAACACTTTTTTCTTAGAATATATAGCTAGACCGCAAACCGCTGAGATGTTTTTTGAAGATGTTTTAATGGCTTGTATATTTTATGGCATGCCGATACTAGCCGAAAACAATAAACCTAGACTTTTATATTATTTTAAAAGAAGAGGTTATAGAGGCTATTCAATGAATAGACCAGATAAAGCTATATCAAAACTATCTGTAACAGAAAGAGAAATTGGTGGAATACCTAACTCTAGTGAAGATATAAAACAAGCACACGCTGCCGCTATAGAATCTTACATAGATAGTTATGTTGGTAATTTAGGTGAATCATATGGAAACGTTTATTTTCAAAGAACACTAAATGATTGGGCTAGATTTGATATAAACAATAGAACAAAGCACGATGCTTCTATTAGTTCAGGACTTGCTATTATGGCTTGTAATAAAAATAAATATAATCCAATTTTTAAAAGAAAACTAGAAACAAAACCATTAGGTTTTAAAAGATATAATAACGAAGGATTTAGTTCAAAAATAATACAATAAATGAAATATACTAATTACGTAGGTTCATTTCCAAGTCAAGTAGTATCAGACGAAGAGAAGCAAAGTTATGACTATGGTTACGCGGTGGCTCGAGCTATTGAAGGCGAGTGGTTTTCTGGAGACAGAGGCGGGATGGGAAATAGATATCAAAATAGTTGGTTAAATTTTCACAGATTAAGACTGTACGCTAGAGGTGAACAGCCAGTACAGAAATATAAAGATGAATTGTCTATTAATGGTGATTTGTCTTATTTAAATTTAGACTGGAAACCTGTTCCAATTATACCAAAATTTGTTGATATAATAGTTAATGGTATGTCTCAAAAAGTGTTTGACATAAAAGCCTATGCCCAAGACCCTGAGTCGTTAAAGCAAAGAACAAAGTATGCAGATGCAATAATGAAAGACATGTATGCTAAAGAAATAATTCAAGCAACAAACGATGCTACAGGTCTAAACTTCTTTAATAGTAATGATCCTAATAACATACCTGAGTCTCAAGATGAATTAGATCTACATATGCAACTGTCTTATAAACAGTCTATAGAGATAGCAGAAGAAGAAGCTATTGAAAATGTTTTAGCAGCTAATAAATACGAGTTAATAAAAAGAAGATTAATAGCTGATCTAACTATCATAGGTATAAGCGCGGTTAAAACAGATTTTAATTTATCAAATGGTGTTACGTTGAATTACGTAGATCCAGCTAATTTAGTTTATTCTTATACAGAAGATCCTAATTTTGACGACATATATTATGCTGGTGAAGTTAAGTCTATAAGCTTGGTAGAACTTAAAAAGCAATTTCCTGGATTATCAGACGAAGAGTTAAAAGAGATAGAAAAATTTCCTGGTGATGCAAATTATACTAGAAACTTTTATGCGCAACAAGATTCTTATAATCAAGTTCAAGTGTTGTATTTTGAATACAAAACTTATACTAACCAAGTTTTTAAAATAAAACAAACTGACCAAGGTCTAGAGAAAGCTTTAGAAAAGCCAGATACATTTAATCCACCTGAAAGTGATAACTTTGAAAGAGTTGGTAGAGCTATAGAGGTTTTATACACTGGAGCTAAAATACTAGGTCATGAGATGATGTTAGAATGGAAGTTGTCAGAAAATATGACAAGACCTAACGCAAATGTTACTAAAGTAAACATGAATTATTCTATTTGTGCACCTAGAATATATAAGGGCATGATAGAATCAACAGTTAGTAGAATAACTGGTTTTGCTGATATGATTCAATTAACCCACTTAAAACTTCAACAAGTGCTTTCTAGAATGGTTCCTGACGGGGTTTTTGTAGATGTTGATGGTTTAGCTGAGGTTGACTTAGGTAACGGAACTAATTATAACGCACAAGAAGCTTTGAATATGTATTTTCAAACTGGTAGTATTGTGGGTAGATCTATGACGCAAGAAGGAGATCCAAATAGAGGAAAAGTACCTATTCAAGAGCTACAGACATCTTCGGGTAATGCTAAAATAGGTTCTTTAATACAAACTTATCAGTATTATTTGCAAATGATTAGAGATGTTACTGGATTAAACGAAGCTACAGATGCTAGTACTCCAGACGCGCATGCTTTAGTTGGATTACAAAAAATGGCAGCCGCAAACTCAAACACAGCGTTAAGGCATGTAATGCAGGGTGGATTATATCTGACCTTAAGAACTTGCGAAAATATAGCGTTGAGAATAGCGGATGCTTTAGATTACCCATTAACTAGAGCTGCTTTAATAGACTCTATATCGTCTTACAACACTGGAACACTAGAAGAGTTACAAGATAGAAGTTTAATGGACTTTGGTATATTTTTAGAATTAGAGCCAGATGATGAAATGAAAGCGCAACTTGAGCAAAATATTCAGACAGCACTTGCTTCTGGTGGTATTGACTTAGACGACGCTATTGATATTCGTCAAGTTAAAAACATAAAACTAGCTAACGCTTTGTTAAAACAAAGTCGTAAAAAGAAAGCTGCAAAAGATCAAGCTAATCAACAAGCGAATATACAAGCTCAAGCTCAAGCAAACTCTCAAGCCGCTCAACAAGCTATTGAAGCTGAAATGCAAAAACAACAAGCACTGGCTGAAACAACAATACAAATAGAGCAGGCTAAAATACAGTTTGAAATAAACAAGATGCTTCAAGAGGCTAAGATTAAAAAAGAACTAATGGCAGAAGAGTTTAGTTATAACATGAAGTTAGCTCAAATTAAATCACAAGGAGAGACTAGAAAAGAACAAGAGATTGAAGACAGGAAAGATAGTAGAATACAAAAACAAGGAACACAAGAATCTCAATTAATAAATCAAAGACAAAACAACACTTTACCTCAAGACTTTGAATCTGCTGGATTTGACGGTTTAGGAGGGTTTGGATTAGAGC